AAATACAAAGATAGAGTATATCAAACAGATTATATTACAATTAATGGCCGTAAAATGCGGCCACCTAAATATTATGACCGTATCTATGAAATAGACCATCGTGATAAGATGGAGGAAATAAAAAAAAATCGTAAAAAAGAAATGGAGAAAATGTCTCATCTTTTTACGAAAGAAGCTCTCTTATATAGAGAGAAAGTTCACAAAGCTCGTATGAGCTTATATCAAAAGGATAAACTATGATACTATGTAAATATACAATTTATGATTCAGCACTTGAAGCATATCACCAAGACTATAGTCTGGAAAACGACGCAATAGCGTTAAGACAATTCGCCGATATGGCGAATGAAGAAACACAAATTGCCAAAAATCCAGAGGATTATTCGCTATGGCGAATTGGCACATTTGAAACAACAACCGGAGAATTAACACCGGAAGAACCCACATGTCTTGCAAAAGCGCATGAACATGTGTTACAATTCAAAAAAAACAAAAAATAAGGAAATAACATGCCCATGAAAAACCCTCATAAATACAATACAAGAATCGGTTCAGCGAAACAACATCAGTTTAGCGAAGTACCACATGCCGATATACAAAGGAGTACATTTGATAGGAGTCATGGGCTAAAAACCACATTTAATGCCGGCGAATTAGTTCCTATATACGTAGACGAAGCATTGCCCGGAGATACATTTTCATGTAATCTCACTGCATTTAGCAGATTAGCAACACCAATACATCCAACCATGGATAACGCATTTATGGATACCCATTTTTTCGCAGTACCAGTACGGCTCGTATGGGACGATTTCGAAGAATTTATGGGAGAAACAAAAACATATCAGGCACCTGGTTCATCTAGATTAGATGGAACACCCGACTTTACAGTCGCAGCGCCAGTTCCACCGACAATTACTGCGGGTGGCAGTGGAGAAGCAGAACAATCACTTTCCGATTATTTTGGAATACCTACAAAAGTAGCTGGATTAGAATTCAGTGCATTATGGCACCGAGCATATACGCTCGTCTGGAACGATTGGTTCCGAGATGAAAACCTCCAAGCACCAAAAACAGTACTTACTACCTCAGGAGCAGACGGAACTACGTATGCACTACTTAACAGAGGAAAAAAACACGATTATTTTACTTCAGCATTGCCCTGGCCACAAAAGGGTGCTGATGTTACACTTCCTCTGGGTACAAGCGCACCTATTACTGGTATTGGTAAGAAGAACCAAAATTGGGGTTCTGATAGTGATGACACGGTTTATGAAACTTCTGGTTCTGGAACTGTTACATATGCTTCATCACAGGTCCCTGATAATCAAAATAATGATACTGTTTGGCGTTTTGAACAAGACCCAAACAATCCCGGATACCCCAATATTCGAGTAGATTTAACAGAAGCTACTTCAGCTACAATTAACCAACTTAGACTTGCTTTTGCAACACAAAAATTTCTTGAAATACAAGCCAGGGGCGGTTCAAGATATATCGAAGTAATAAAAAATCACTTTAATGTAACTAGCCCAGATGCTAGATTACAACGTCCAGAATATTTGGGTGGCGGAAGCTCACCGGTAAATATAAGCCCGGTCGCACAAACATCGTCAACTGACTCAACAACACCGCAAGGTAACTTATCAGCTATAGGTACAACAGTATTAAGTGGCCACTCTTTTACAAAGAGTTTCACTGAACATACAATAGTAATAGGTATGGTATCTGTAAGAACAGATTTAACATACCAACAAGGACTGAACAGAATGTTTAGTAGAGAAACAATCTATGATTACTACTGGCCCACGCTTTCTACGATTGGCGAACAAGCTGTCAAAAACAAAGAAATATACGCACAAGGTACTGCAGCCGATGAAACAACTTTCGGCTACCAAGAGCGTTACGCGGAATATAGATATAAGCCAAGTTCAGTAACTGGCAAATTCCGTTCAAACGCAACAGGCACTCTAGAATCATGGCATTATGCACAGGAATATGCAAGCCTGCCATTACTTGGTGATTCATGGATACAGGTAACAGACACAAACGTACAACGTACATTAGCGGTAGCAAGCGAACCTCAATTCATATTTGATTCGCTATTTAAACTAAGATGTACAAGACCAATGCCTGTTAATAGCATACCCGGCGGGACACATTTCTAATGGGTGACTGGATTACAGGTATAGGCAGTGCAATAGGTGGCCTCTTTGGATACAAAGGGGCTAAAAGACAAAATGTAGCTTCTGCCCAACAAGCTCAACAACAAATGGCATTCCAAGAGAGAATGTCAAATACAGCGGTTCAACGCCGAATGGCAGATTTAAAAGCCGCTGGAATAAATCCAATATTAGCCGGAAGCAAAGAAGCTAGTTCACCGGGCGGTGCTATGGCACCTATGGTTAATCAAGCCGCATCAGCAGTATCAGCCGCACAACAAGCGGCAACAACAGCTTTAACAGCTAATAGCGCAAAAAAAGCTAAATATGAAGCTATTACTGCTCAGGGAAAATCAATCCCTTACCAAGCCGCAATTGCTTTACAAAAAGCATTAATAGAGGAGAGCAATAGTGCAAAGAACGCAAACGATAACAAAGCTAGAGTTAACAATATGCGATTTGGTGATGACATACCTGGCAATAAAAATCGCTATAAGCGTACTACCCGTTCTCTTAGGAGTCCTGGTCGTGGCTCATCTAGAGGGATAAGACAAAGCCAAAAAAATAGAAGAACTAAAGTATTTCAATCAGCTCTAACAGGACTATCACTATGACGACTAAAAGAAAAGCCACCGGCGTACCAAAGAACACATTTCGTTCAGCCTACAATTTAGGCAACGAAGATTATAGTGAGACGTTTAATGACGGTCTCACGGAACAACATCACACAGATGAGTGTGATATTAACAAGATATTAGCACAATTCATGGAAACAGGAATTATGCCAAAAACAAACGCTAACCCACAATACGGAGACGTATCAGAAGTGGATTTTCAACAAATGCAAAATACGCTAGCAACAGCAAAAACATTGTTTGAAGAATTACCGGAACAAGTGAAGGCTACCTTCAACAATGAAATGCATAGCTTTCTAAATTTTGCAGAAAATCCCGATAACCTTCCACAGATGGAAGAGTGGGGTTTAGCTGTTAAAAACGAGCGTTTAGCTCAAGCTTTACAAGCAGAAGCGGACGAGAAGACTACGTCTCTCGCCGCAGGCAAGTCGGATGAATCCGACGCGGCAGAAACAGTTCCTACTTGATAGAACTGTAACGAGTGGTCCCAAAATGGGGCCGCGAGTAAAAAATAACCTCACGAACTAAGGAGAGTGATAACAATGAGAAGACCTAGAAAAATGAACTATAAAAAATCAAAGAGAATGTTTTCACGCACAGCAGCGAGAACACACAGAAAAAACTCTTTAAGAAGTAGCCGACCTATGAGAGGCGGAATTAGACTATAACTAATGGAGAACAACTATGCCATGTTTTCACCCACTACAAGCTTGGAAAACCGAAGACGGAATTAAGTTTTATAATCCGTATAAAGATAATAGACACCACAAAGGTATACAAATACCTTGCCGACAATGTACAGGATGTCGTAGCGAATACTCACGCCAATGGGCGATGAGAAATGTACATGAAGCATCATTACATGACAGAAATGTATTTATTACATTAACATACGATAATGACCATTTACCATTATTAGGCCCATCAGAAGAACACAACACTTTAGTAAAAGACCATTTTAGACTATTTATTAAAAGTCTAAGAAAACCACATAAAAAGTTAGGGTGGGTACCACCAAAAAAAATTAGATTCTATATGTGCGGAGAATATGGAGAGAAAGGAACTAAACGACCGCACTATCACGCTATACTTTTTAATACATATTTTCCTGATATGGTTCCATTAGAAGGGAAAAAAAATTTATTTACATCAGAAATATTAAGACAAATATGGGGAAAAGGCAATGTTGCAGTAGGCGCAGTAACTTTTGAAAGCGCAGCGTACGTATCCAAATACGTACAAAAGAAAATAAACGGACAAAAGAAAGACGAGCATTATAGAGTAATAGATAAAGAAACTGGCGAATATCTAGGCCAACGGCAACAAGAATATGCAAATATGAGCCGGAGACCTGGCATAGCAGGCGACTGGCTCGCCAAATACAAAGATAGAGTATATCAAACAGATTATATTACAATTAATGGCCGTAAAATGCGGCCACCTAAATATTATGACCGTATCTATGAAATAGACCATCGTGATAAGATGGAGGAAATAAAAAAAA